CTCGGCCCGATGGAATGCGCAACGTACCGCACGCAAGGTGCAGTACTTCTTCGACTACCCGCTGACCCGCGCGACTGCTGTCGCCGGTGTCAACGAGGTGATCGGACGCATCCAGAACCGAGGTGGTGACTGGATCTACCCGCAGACGGCAAACGACCAACAAGTCGCGTCCGCTGCGAAGCTGATGACCAACCTCCTCGGAAGTCCCCTCGTGCAGTCGGTCTTCGCGACCGGCTACGCTCCGAACTAATCGGTTAGGAGCGCACGATGAAACCAGTCCTTTCGCAGCAACTGGAAAGGATCGTCCTCGCTTATTTGGAGGACGCGAACACTCCGCGCAGTCTAACGATTGCGTGCCTGCTGAGGGCTAAGGAGTATGGGCAGCTGTTCAGCATGAAAGTTGACCCTTCGCACTACCTGGACGCGGAATCGCTTTTCCTCGACGTTCAAGCCACCGAGTTTCTTCGGAAACTTGATGTGAACGTAAAGGGAGTTGATCGCAAACAGGCAGCTCTCGACACCTTTTGGGAGTCTGAGAGACAGTGCTGCCGCACTAATACGCGGCTGAGTCGATTCGTCCTTAACGGTCCCTTCGAGGACACCCTGGACGAGCGCCTAGTTCAATTTATCGAACGTGTGCGTAAAATTATCGATGAGTGGTTAGGTCCCCTCCCAAAAGAGGTAACTCCGAAACACGGCTCTGGAGCGACGTTCGAAGATCTGTCGAAACTATCGACGGTGCCTGACAAGATGTCATCTCGTCCGACCATCACCGCATCAGCGCGACACCTCCTTCCTTTGTGGAGTGAGACCGCGTGGGCGAGAGCCCTGATGCGTGATAATTCGACCAACTCTGAACCCAAGACTGTCCGCGGGGATCGTTTCAGTACGGCCCCTAAGGATGCTACGAAGTTCAGAGGGATTGGTGTAGGCCCAAGTATCAATGTCTACTACCAGCTCGGCGTCGGCGCAGCAATGCGCGAACGTCTTGCGAGGGTAGGCATCGACCTTGATCATGGCCAAGCAATCCATAGGCGATTGGCTAGCGGAGCGTCCCGGTATGGGACATTCGCAACTATCGACCTGTCGAACGCCAGCGATACCGTTGCTTACCAGTTTGTCAAGGCAGTGATGCCCCAACGCTGGTTTGAGGTCCTTGACCTGTTACGTTCTCCTATGACCCGTGTAAACGGGAAGTGGGTTAAGTTGGAAAAGTTCTCCGCAATGGGGAACGGGTACACCTTTGAACTCGAGACGCTCCTCTTCGCAGCACTGGCGCAAGCCTGTGCTGACGAGTTGAATGTCCAGATCAGTCCCAGTCATGGGATTTGGGTGTATGGCGATGATATCATCGTCCCCACGAACGTAGCTAACGCATTGTTAGCCTGCTTGCGACTGTTCGGCTTTACGCCGAACGCAAGGAAGACTTTCGTCTCCGGTCGCTTTCGTGAGAGTTGTGGGGGTGATTTCTTTGACGGTAAACCCGTGAGGGCCCACTATGTCAAAGATAACCCAACAGAACCACAGCACTTCATCGCACTTGCAAACGGGATTAGGCGAGTGGCTAAAAGCCACGGTGCTCATCCTGATCGCTGGCATCGCCTTAGGCGTAGCTGGCTTAGGTGCTTGGATGCTATACCTCATAGCATCCGCAGGCTACGAGGCCCGAGTTCGCTCGGTGACCTCGTCATCCATGATGATCAGTGGACAACCAGAACAGGAACCGGCGACGAACAAGGATGGGAGCTCTTACGAGCTTACGTCCCCGTCACCAAACCCCTAAGCTGGGACCACTGGAAACCTCATGTGATGCTGGCGTCGGCTTTATACGGACTGCCCAGTGAAGGCGTCACACCTCGTGACGTTGTAGCTGGCTACCGTATAAAGTGGGTAAGCTGTCTCGAACAGCCTACCTTGGAGTTGGGCACTGTGAAGTGACCTGACTCTGACGAGTTTGGTGGATCATTTTCCCACCTGGAGTCCTATTGGACACAATGCGAGGAAACTCGTACAAAGTAGAGTAAGC